GCCACCGCCAAGGAAACTGTAGCGGCGGAGACGTTGTTCGCAGCGTCCTTTGGCATGGAGCCTAAGCAGTACAGCGCACGAGCCAATATAGGGCCTGTGGCGGGCTTCATGCTGGTGCTGCTGGACTTCGTGCGCGGCATAGTGCGCCCTGGCCTCACGATCTATCTGTGCGCGATTACGACCCTAATTTACGTCGAGGCCCGCACCATCATGGCGGGTGTATCGTTCGCCACCGCTGACGCAATGCGCGTCCATGACCTGATCGTAAACACCATCATGTACCTTACGACGACTTGCGTATTGTGGTGGTTTGGTACTCGCAACAGCCAGAAATCGCCTGGGAAATAGGGAACGAACATGAAGAAGTTATTGATCGCTGCGGCGCTGACACTTGCGGCTCCTGCTCACGCCATGACGATCCAGGTCTGCAAAGGCGAGTTCGCTTTGTGCGCGGCCAGTCCAACAACTCCTGTCCCCGGCAAGACCATTACCGTGGGCGGTAAGGTGTTCCCGCTGGGCGTTGCTGTATGTCCGGTGCTGCGCGGTCCTGCGCTCGCAGACATGGACCTGATGGATAGCTCCTGCGCCCCTCCTGGCCCCACTGAGGTCTGGAGCCTGTTCCAGCCCCGTGACAGTTTCCCTCAAGCACCAACCTGGGCCAACACCCCGGCAGCGTTTCGTAAGTTCACGACAACGACTGCGGCTGGTGGTGGCATGAGCAACATGTTCAGCTTTCCTTGTAAACTTCGTTCTAAAAATATAAACGGAGCCAAGCTGGCCGATTGCTATGGACCTATGAACGAAAGCCCAACGGGCGTTGCTGTACCTGCCGGTACTGAGGTGATGACGCAATCACCGGCTGGTGCAATTGATCCAGTTGGTGGGCCGACGCCGTGAACCGGGGTGACACCCTTAAAGCAGTAATGATTTATGATGCTTAATTCAAAAAATCACACTTGCCTTGTTTATGCGTTCAAGGTGATAATTCAACATAACGGCGCATGCTGTAGCAGCTGCGGAAACTGGTTCCGGAGTCCGCATGTCATATAGCATGACCTATGATAGTTTGCTGGTAGACGTTCGACGTTATCTCGAACGCGGCTTCACTGTAGAAAGTGATGGCATTGTCTACGAGCAACTTCCACGCCTTATCACTTTGGGCGAACGGCGCATCGCTCGTGAATTGAAGATCCAAGGCTTTATCCGTGCAGTGGAAAGTCCGCTGCAAACGGGTGTGGCTGTTTATCGCAAGCCTGACCGCTGGCGCGATACGGTCAGCATGACGATCGACGGAACACCCATTTTTGCGCGGTCGTACGAATATTGTCGCAATTATTGGCCCGATGAAGCGCAACTTGACGCGCCAGAATTTTACGCAGATTACGACTACCAACACTGGTTGCTCGCGCCGACACCCGATGCTGCGCAAACGTGGGAAATCCTTTACTACGAACAACCCGCGCTCCTCGGCGACGACTTCCAAACCAACTGGCTAACTGAGTACGCGCCGGACTTATTGCTGTACGCCACGCTGCTCGAAGCAACTCCTTTCCTTAAAAAGGATGACCGAATTCAGATTTGGCAAGCGATGTACGATCGCGCCGCACAAGCAATCAGTGGAGAGGATCTCAAGCGCATCTTGGATCGCACCGCCACCAGGAGTGAAGCGTAATGACCAATTACACTGACGTCTTCGGCGGCGCGAACATCTACCCAAGCGAGATAAGCTATTCGGCGCTCGCGCTGACCACAAGCGTTTATTTGAGCTGGCCGGAAGAAACTTCTGCCAGTGAAAACCTCGCTACCAGGATCATGGACATCTCAGCGAGCGCGGGGCTGAGCATATACCTGCCTGCCGCCAACAGGACGGCTACGGGCAACACAATTCTTTTCAACAACACCGGGGCAGAGATCATCACGGTGCGCACCAGCACGGGTGTGCAAGTCGTCACGGTGGCGGCTGGTGAGTTGTGGCAAGTTTACCTCACGAACAACACCACAGCCGCAGGCACTTGGCAGGCGTTGCAATATGGCGCGGCGGTCAGCCAAGCCAATGCCAGCTCCTTGGCCGGAACAGGCATCGTCGCCGTAGGTACGTTGTTGAGCCAATCCGTCCCGGTCACCACGTTCAACTCAAATTATTCCGCCGATGTCACCGACCGCGCCAAGATGTTCAAGTGGACTGGCGCAGGCGGCACATTCACGCTGCCGGACGCCACGTCGACAGGAGATAACTGGTTTTTGTATCTACGCAACAGCGGAACGGGTGCCATTTCCGCAGAGCCGCCGGGTGCACAGACCATCGATGGGTCGGGATCGCTGAGTTTTCAACCAGATGAATCTGCCATAATCGTTTCCGACGGCACGAATTACAACACCATCGGTTTCGGCCAATCGGCAATTTTTGCGTTTGATTACACGGTCATTGATGTCCCTGGCAGCGGCGATTACACCTTGACAGGAAGCGAACTGAACCGCGTCGCTTATCGGTTTACTGGTGTGCTGACGGGCGCTCGTCCGATCATCGTGCCGGCCACGGTGCAGCAATATTGGGTCGACAATCAGACCACCGGCGCTTACACTCTCACCATTGAACCTTCGGGCGGCGGGACCGACGTGATCGTTGCGCAAGGCGAGCGCGCCATCTTGTATTGTGACGGCACCGACGTCTTGAATGCTAGCACGGCAGGCGTTTCGTTGCCGCTGGCTATTAATCAAGGTGGCACAGCAGCCACCACAGCTTCCGGCGCGCGCATAAATTTGGGCGGTACCGCCACAGGCATCGCACTTTTCACCGCCGCGAGTCAAGCTGCAGCTTGGTCCGCGCTCGGCGCGGCGCAGGCAGGAAGCGTTGATGGCGGCGCATTCTGATGGCTGAAACCACCATCATTCTTAAGTCGATGCCCGGCATCAAGCGGGACGGCACCAAGTACGAAGGCGATTTTTACGTCGACGGAAACTGGGTGCGTTGGCAGCGCGGTTTGCCGCGCAAGATTGGTGGTTATCGCTCAACACAGAAATATCTTACTCAGATCAGCCGTGGTTTTTCTGCGTTCACTCAGCAAAATTTCATCTATTGTCATTCCGGCAGCTCCAGCACCCTTGAGCGGTTTACGATTGACTCAACGGCTAACAGCTCCATCGTCACCGATCGCACACCTGTGGACGCTGCTGCCAGTTGCACGGTCACGTTGACTAGCGGAGCGGGAGGTTCTGTCGACAGCATAACCATTGATTCTGTGGAATTGCTCACAGGCGCGGTGGCGTTTAACACTGATTTGGCGACCACGGCTGATGACGTAGCAACAGACATCAACGTCGGCACAGCCTCGCACGGTTACGCGGCCACTGCCGCCGCCGCCGTCATCACGATCGAAGCTGACATCAATGTTGGCTCTGATCCCAATTTATACGCGGTTGCGGTCACGACCACCACAATAACTGAGACGCACACCAACATGGCAGGCGGCTCATTTGAGCTGGTAGAGTCATCACAGAACTTGTGGATGTTCGATTACCAATACGACTCGTCAACAAATCAGAACTATCTCATCGCTCACGTTGCACCGAACAAGCAGTGCATCTGCAACGATGTGAACGGTCAGATTTTCTTTGGCGAGGTTTTGGGGACGGGTGAATTGTATTCCGTCACATTGCCGCCGGATGCCAATTGCACTGGTGGGATCGTTTCTCTGCACCCTTACCTTTTCTACTACGGTACAGACGGCATCATCGGCTGGTCTAAGCCGGGTGAGCCCACCAACCTAACCGACCTCGCAGGCGGCGCAGGCATCGCGCGTGTGTGGGGCCAGAAAATCATCAAAGGGATGCCGTTGCGCGCCGGTTCAGGAAGCGCTCCGGCAGGCATCTTCTGGGCATATGATGCGGTGATCCGTGCGACTTACGTCGGCGGAGCAACCATATTTCAATTTGACGTGATCGCCACAGACACATCGATCATTAGTGAGTTTTGTGTTGTTGACTACGACGGCGTGTTTTTCTGGTGTGGTGTGGATCGGTTCTTGATGTTCAATGGTGTGGTACGCGAAGTACCCAACCAGATGAATCTCAATCATTTTTTCGACGGCATCAACAATAGCGCTCGCACCAAGGTGTTTGCATTCAAGGTGACGCGTTATGGTGAAATTTGGTGGTGCTATCCACGCGGCAACGCCACTGAATGTACGCATGCAGTTATTTACAATGTCCGTGAAAATTGTTGGTACGACACTGAACTGCCGAATGACGGGCGCTCGGCGGGACAGTTCAACAATTCGTTTGCCGCACCGATCCTTACCGGAACTGAAGACACAGGTTCAGGATATCGCGTTTGGGTGCACGAACAGCTTACTGACGAATATGACGGGCCGAATATTCGCCCGATACGATCTTATTTTGAGACAGCCGATCTTTCTGCGCTGGTGCAAGGTAGAGACGAATACATTCGCATCACCGCCATCGAACCTGACTTCGTGCAACGTGGGCCGATGACCGTGCAAGTAACAGGTCGCGCCAATGCTCGCGCGCCGGAAGTTTACAGCACCGAATTCACATTCCCAGAGACGGCTGCGGCAGACAAACCCTACGAACAAATCGTGATGCTGAAAGAACAACGCCGCGAGTTGCGCGTAAGATTTGAAAGCAATTCGGTGTATGGCGATTATCAGATGGGTCAAATCATAGGCCACATCGATCCCGGTGATAAGACGGTGCTGGGATGAGCCAACCACACATCACATTGCCGACGCGCATGGATTTGGTTGATTGGGCGAATCAAGTGGCCA